TTACTGAAGAGATGTAAAGTTATTGCTCGCTATGGAATAGGAGTAGATAATATCGATGTAGAGGCTGCTACTGAGTATGGAATCATTGTGGCTAATCTTCCTGGTTATTGTGTTGACGAGGTCTCTACCCATACTGTGGCTTTAATCTTAGCCTGTGCGCGAAAGATAACTTTATTCGACAGTTTAGTAAGACAAAAGATATGGGACCTTACTTTAGCCAGGCCCGTTCTGCGAACTCAAGGAAGAATTCTTGGCCTTTTCGGTCTGGGAGAAATTGGCCGGACAGTAGCTGAAAAAACCTCAAAATTTGGCTTTAAAATTATCGCCTATGATCCCTATATTACAAAAGCTTACACAGGAATAGAGTTGGTTGGATTTCCTCAATTATTATCGGATTCAGACTTCATATCTATTCATGCTCCCTTAACCAGAAAAACAAGGCATATTTTTGGAGAGAGTGAGCTAAGAGCCATGAAGAAAAGTGCTTATTTGATAAATACGGCCAGAGGCTCTATTATTGATGAGAAAACTCTTTGTAAAGCTCTTAAAGATAAGTGGATTGCTGGGGCAGCTTTGGATGTTATGGAAAAGGAACCACCTGACTGGAAAAACCCTCTTCTAAAGTTGAATAACCTCATTATTACACCTCATATCTCTTTTTACTCAGAGGAGTCTCTTGTTGATTTGAAGACTAAAACGGCTGAAGCAGTATTATCCGTTCTAAAAGGAAGACTGCCCGGAGCAATGGTCAATCCTCAAGTGATAAAGAAATAGCTCTGCTCTCAAATATGTTCTCCCCCCTTTTTAGAGATTTCAATAAGAGATTGCTTCGTCGCTTTGCTCCTCACAATGACATTAGAGTAATTTTGTTCGAAAGGAGACTTTTTCAATAAATCTCAATAATCAAGTTTGACAATTGGCTTCAATTTGCTATCCTAGCGCATAGGAATTTCAAAAAGATTTTCAAGTTGTTCTTTTGTTCCTTCAACATAATCTTGTTTTGATATTTGTTCATCGACTTCTTCACCCGTTGGTTCTGAAATAATTTCTTCTCGATTTTCTACAAAAAATTTGCCGAAAGTTTTACTGGTTCCTTCTTCGTCGCGCTTCAGAACTTCATTTGAAACACAGTTATTTAGAAGTTCACTATGTTGATCAATTATTTTATCAACGTCTGCGCCCGGTCTAAACAGTTCATTCAAAACTTCTTTTAGATTTAACAGATTTCTAGGAAAGCTATACTTAGATTCCTTTCCCTTTAGAAAATCTTTTTGAACTTCTTTTAAGTTTGTACATAGAAAATAAGTGTTGTGATACATTACATAAATGTATCCAGAAGTTTTCCATAAGTATTTTTGTTTTTCATCTACTAAATCTTTCATTATAGTTTCATTGGACAAAGGATTATAATGTGGCCAATAATCTTCACAAGTTAATAAGTCTTTGCTTTTTGGCAGAGAGTCGGTTTTGAAAGTTATTTTTCCGTTGGCTACAATCATTTTGCGATAAAAATTTCCGAATGCCGCTGTTAAGTATGGACTTGCTGAATCAAAGCTTAATTGAATGTTAGGATTCACATGTTCTCTTAAAACCTGTTGTAAAATAGTTGCGGCGATGCCAGCAGAGGCTTTACTCAATCCAAGCATATGAAGCCAATCTCTACCTTCTTCAAATGCTCCATCATCGCGCATTAGTAATAATCTTCTAACGGCGTCGACAAATTGGAATTTGGTTGGACCACCGATAGCCCAACCATCCAATGGAACTCTTTTAACTGCATTATACCATGCTAAACATTCTTCATTATTTCGTCCATGTAAAATGTTCAAGAATTTTGTGTCGGGATTTGCTTGGTTGTCTACAAAAAAATCCAGATTATAAAGTGTTCCTTTAATACAATGATTAAAATCCTTTACTGGGCTATCAGGATTAGTAATATTCCATGTTGGGTAATCCAAAGTCATAGCCAAATCAGTCGTAGCTTCAAGCCAACGCAAGATTTTCATTCTTGTTTCATTAGCACTCTTTCCATATTCATCATCCCAATCAAATTTTAATTTTCCTTTTGCGATTTGGAACCCTCCACTGTCTCCAATCATTAAAGTATTTTCTTTGTCGCGATTGTGAATAAACCAATCAGATTCTTTACTTTTTTCTGGATCTAGTTCAACATGTCCTGCGGAATACAAATTACAAGGATAAAAAAATGGTTCGTGTAATGGGTTGTTTTGTTTAAGCCAAGTTAATTTTTCTCCTAACGCTCTGTTGTCAGGGCGAGATAAAAAGCCAGAGTAAGCAGAACTTATCGCAGGAGTGTATATTGCGTAGTCTTTTTTAAATTTGCTTAAATCTTTCTTCATTACAAGCCTTTTGGTTTCAAGTCTTTAACAACATCACAGATGCCATATTTTTTTGCTTCTTTTGCCGTGAGCCATCTATCTTCTGCTGGAAGTAGATATTCTCTAATTTCTTCCATTGTCAGGCCTGTTGTTCTTTTATAATGACGCATAACAATTTCACTTAAAATGCCAAATTCTTTTTGTGATGCAATGAGTTCATGTTCTTTGCCCCACGTAGCTCCTGAATATTGATGACTTAGAATCATACAATTTGGTGTAAGGGTTCTAGTTCCTTTCTTGCCTGATAGAAAAATCTGAAGACCCATACTGGCAATCATTCCAAGTCCAACTGTATGAATAGGGATTTGGCTTCCAAACATTGTATCGATTAGAGCAAAACCATCGCTACAATAGCCACCAGGGCTATTGATAAGTATAGTCATATGATCCCATTTACACTCTTTATCTAAATTTGCTTCTAAAATAAATTTTATTGCGTCATCACAAGTCATATCATTTACTTCGCCACTAAACAAAAACACACCATGATCATTTAAAGATTTTTCCGGAGATAATGAGTTGTCACTGCCATTCTTGTTAGAACGTCTTCTTCCTCTTTTTTTCTTTCTACTAGTTACATCAAAATCATCGAGTCCCATATAAGGTTTATCCACTGCGTGATACAGTTTATTATTCATTTTATTACCTCGCTTTTGCTGGCATGATATAATTATATTTTGCTAATCCTGTCTCCAAAGTAATTTGTAAAGCACCTTTATCTAAAAAGCTCATTGTACAATCAGCACTGTCTGACATTTTTAGAATATTCAATACAGGCCCGACTCCCCAGATCCAAGATCTTGTAATCTCGCCCTCAACATCATGTGCAAATTCAACAATAGCTTGTGATGAAGTATCGCCGAATGTAAGATACAAAACATTATCTTCGGTTTTGACTCCAAAATATTCTTCAACGCCCATTCCTGCCTGGACTGCTAATGAATTAATAGCTTGGCTTGTAGGAGTAATCACCACATCCCATTGTGCTCCTTTAAAACTGGGCTGTTCGGTAATCATGCGTCTATCTAAAACACGATATGGATTTACCATCTTTGGGGATTTTCTACTGAATATTAATCTTTCAATGATATTTTCAGTCACTTTATCATACACGACTTCTCCGCCTTCGGTATGAAGGGTTGCTCCGTCATCATCTTTTGCTGGAACTGAAAATGTTTTTTCAATACGAACAACATCAATGGAATCGTCTTTTTGTTTGTATTCATTTACGCATTTAGTTAAATAATCAAGCTGGCTTAGTCCAAATGTTCCTTCAAATTCTGGGACATTTTTTAAGAAGCTGCCTTTAAGAACGACGGTTTTATCGTCGTTTATTCCTTCAAACTCAACTGAGCCGTCATCGCCCATTATTTTGATCATGTCAATGTCAAGTCCAGAAGTATGTCTTGTCAAGTCTCTAAGAGAATTTAATAGCATTATACTGTCTCCGTTTTTTTGTATTTCAATATTATAGAATATTTGAGTAGTAGAAATCAATATATTTTTTGTTTTTTAGCTAAATAAAGAATCAAATGTAGTATCGTCTTCTGGTCTCTTTAAAGTCCATTTCAAAACACCAACTAAATTCTTCAATTTACTGTCGATTAGCTTGTCTTCCATGCTATCATGATCAAAAGGAAGTTCTTTAAACCATTCGGGTAAATGTTCTTGATCTATAGGATAGGCAACACTCACTAGTTTAAGTGGATTAGGTAATAATTTACATACAATGACCTTGAAACCATCTTGTATTTCCATGCTGTAATTGTCACCATGCATTTTCTTTAAATTATTCCAATTCATTGCTGCTCTTTGATGCCCAGCCATATTAACTCTGCCAAGAGTTCTTTCCATTTCAACTTGTTTAGTTAACGCATTGACCCTTTTAGGAGTTCCTTTTTTCCAGCCTGGCCATCCTCTAAATTCTTTTCTGAATTTTCTTACATGTTCCATGACCACTTGTTCACCACTTCCTTGAAGAGTCAATATTAAGATCTCACTTAAAAAATCTTGTATCACTTTAGGAGTATCCGAACGTTTCAGATCGACACCCATTGCCTTAACTTTGCCGGGGCTTTTACCTACATCAAATCTTCTTCCTTCGATATCATAACATAACAAAGCATATCTTTTTTTCTTAATGAAAATCCCGCTTGTCGCACAAACCTCTCTATTTGCTTGAATAATATTGCCTCGTTCTTTTGAAACATTAAATGCCTTCAACATAAAAGAAGGAAAAGTTTCATTCATTTGATCAGCAGCAATATCATAAAGCTCCATGACGTTTTCTTTATTCCATTCAAAATCTGTTTCTTTGAATGCCGGAACGGCGGAGACATAGGCTGAATTATGAACAAGAATATTGTTGCCGAAGAAATAAGGTGTTTCTTTATCTACAGAAATATCATAGACATATTCATTGTCAAAATCTTCAAGTTTTTCTATTTTTTGAATTTTCAATTTTTCTACCATTTTAGATCTCCATCATCGGAGTATAATTTGATAGCTGTGGAAAATTCATCCAATTTTTTCAGAATTTTGCGTGCTTTATCAAGATGATCTTTTGTATCACTATGATCTTCCAGTTCACCAGTTAATACCTGCATCTCATATGAAAACATTTCTTCGAAATATTTTCTCGAATAATAGATTTCTGAATTTAATTTAGTTTCTAAAAATTTATTTGAGCAATTGTCATTTATATAATCAATTATTTGTTTATATTCAGAATGTAAATCATCCCAATTTTGCTCAATAATCTTACAGATTTTTTGCTGATGAGACATATAATTCTCAATGGCCTCAGTCTTCTGATGAATTTCTTGATTTTGTTTTATTGTTCTCGATACATCAAGAACAAGATGTGGATTATTTAATACATGTCCTTTAACTAAATCGTTATTAGTATCTTCGTAAACTATTGTTTTATCTGATTCACTAAGAAAACCAATATTACCATATTCTATTTTTGAGAATTTTTCCACCATTTAACTATTTCCTCTAATATTTTTTCATTTTTTAGAAAATCACTTTCCCATACTACTTTAACTTCAAATCCACGTTCAAGTAAACATTTAAGTTTTATTTGATCTCGCTCCCAGATCTCTTTAGCAGACATTTTAATTTTCTTAACAATATAATCTGCTTCATATAGATTGGGATTTGCGTGCCAATAATCCCCATTATATTCTATCGCTTTCATTCTTTCGGTGCATACTACATCATAAAAGAATGGAACTTCCAATTCTTTCGACCATATACAAAATTGTTGTGTTTTATATGTATATTTGATTTGTTCATTCAACAAATCTTCAAGCTCATTAACAAAATACTTTTCACCTTCTGATATAAAACGTGGCGTGCTTCTGCTGGATAAAATTTCTAATGCTTCCTTGAATGTAACGTTATAATTTTCTGCAATCCAATAGGGATCTTGCGATCTTGCTTTTTCTTTATTATATCTCAAAAATACTTCTAAACCTTTTTCTTTTGAACCTTCTCGTTCTACAAAATAATCTAACGTATTCGTATATGCTTGTTGTTCACAATAGTTATTCCAAATCTCTAATCCTTTTTCTTCTCCGTGTCTTCTAATACAATTTTCTATCGTAACTGCTCTTGATTTATTATATTCATCAAATTCTTCTTTAGTCCATCCATATTTTTCTTTTTTATATTCAAATGTATTTGTTTTAGCTTGTTTATCGCAATATATTTTCCATCGACGTAATCCCTCTTCTTTGCCATATTTTTGAATTAAATTTTTCTCGGTAATTGCCATTCTTTTAGCTAATTCATCATCAACTAATTTAGCATCAGAATATACTTCTCTATATTCAGCACCATTTAAAAATCGGCCAGTGCAATTATATCTAAAATGTGTCCATTGTAAGTGTGGCAAATCAATACCACATTCTAAACATTTAGGCATAATTTATTCATTTTCCTTAGCATATGGATAATATGTTCTAGTAGAAGCACACAATTCTGATGGACATTGACAAGAAATTTTGCCTATATTTGAGATATGATTAATTTCTTCTTTACACAAATTTTCACGTTTAATAATATCGTTCCATATATCATAACGTAATTCGTCGTCGTCTATTCGGTTGTTAACTTCGTCCATGATTTTTTCGCATTTATCTAAATTTATATAAGCTGGCATATATTATTCTCCTATAGTAATTAGTATATCCGTATCCGGATTTATTTCAGAAGGCTTTGCTTCTATTAACTTTCCATCTCTTTCTATCATAACACTATGATCATTTGTTAAGATTATCTCGTTTCCATTTTCATCTATTATTTTCCATCTTGGTTTTGAAACCTTATGTCTATAAACATATTCAAATGGTCTGTATATTTCTTCATTTGTTTTTGGATCATACGTTAAAATTTGTATCTGATCATAAATTGTAAATTCTTGATCATCTATGGCCCAAGAGGGGCCCTTAATAGAGCAAGACTTAAATAAATTCTCAATAGTCATTTCTCCATAATTTGTTTTAATAATAGTATCTGCATCGACGGAATCCGTATCGGAATAAAGTATTGCTTTGCCTTCGTGATCATATTCTCCTGTAAATAGTTCGTTCATTTTGCTAATCATATGCTTAGTAATGCATCGTCCGGTTAGAGTCACACTTTGACCCATTCGTTGATCAAAAAATCTACAATGCGGATTTAATAACGCACCATACAAACTATTAAGAAGAATTTTTTTGATATGTTGTCTCTTATCGCGAAAAGCAATTCCCTTTTTTAACTCTTCTATCTCCAAATTAATCGGTTCTAACATATCTTTATGGCCAGTAGCGGCAAGTTTTAATCTTTTCGTTCTAAGTGCTTCTTCTTCTTTGACTAAATCTACTGCTTCTTTCCTAATTTGCACTCTTTCATTATACCATCTTTCAAGTAATCCAGGAATAATTCCTTTGGTATCTGTTCTAAATAATGTTCCATTAGCACTCAAACAGATTCCTGATTTATCAGTGTAAATTATATCGTGCCATGCTTTTGCAGAATTTGTAACCGAATCTCCATCTTCAAGGTCGAGAGTAATGTCATCGAATTTTTCATCTTGGATTAACTGATATTCAATAACACCAAAAAAATCTGCCCAAGATTCGCCCGCCATAAGACTTTCTTTCATTCTCTTTTCGACAATCTCCATAGTGCGATCAAGTCTGAATTGGCCCATGATAGTTTCTGGACTCATATTCAGTGCTCTAATAACAGATGGATACAGAGATTTAATATCAACACTTCCAATCCATTTATGCATTCCTATTTTTGGACTGGCTACATATGCACCGGCGACTGATGTTATACCCTCAACAAATTTCTTTTTGCTTGGAGCGATTAGATCCTGATTATGGATTTCGTTTATAATAGCTTGATCTATTAACGCGACTGATCCTAGTGTATTTTGAAGAAGAACATTATTATCATGCGCGAGTTGATTGGATAAATCAATAAATCGATTCTTATCATCAATTTTTACTAACAACATTACGTCTTGTCTATTATATTCAATAAACTTTTTGAAATCATATTTGTATAATCTATCCAAGCTTCCTTCATAAGGAAGTTTTCTATCGCCTGTTTCGTGTTCTCCCACAAAATCCAAACTATAGCTATGCATTTCGTGATACGTGTGTTTTTGATACAGCTCGAGATAGTCCAAATGAACACGACCATATATATCATATGTGAGTTGTTCTTTGCCAAACTTTTCAAATGTTCTTTTTCTAGGAAACTGTTTCCAAAGACAAAATCTTTTTGTCGAATCTCTATTCTTGATTTTTTCAAGTCTTTTAACTAAGTATGGAATATCAAACGTAGTACTGTTCCATCCTGATAGTACATCTGCGTCATCAATAAGTTCAAAGAACTTGTCAAATAATTCTTCTTCATTTTGGCATAAAACTGTGTCTTCAAACGAATCGCAAATATCTGCAGCTTGATCCCAAGTAATAGTCTTTGGCTTTAGCACTAAGGTTTTGTTCTTTTTGGTCCAATTCTGGTAAACGGATATAGCATTGACCGCACAATAAGGATCGGACGGATTAGCAAAGCCAATCTCGGGATCAAAGTCTACTTCAATATCAAAGAATGCTATATGTAGATCAGGCGCTTCTGCCCCTGAATAGTTATTTTCAAGAAAGCGAATAACAGGATTGATATCGTGTTCGAAAAGATTTCCTGCCCTTACACTTCTTACTTCTTTTTGAAAATGTCTGAAACTGCTTGTTTCAAATTTTATTAACGAATCGTCGTAGATTGAGGTAAATGTGCCTTTTGAATTCTTCGCATAGAAGACATATTTGGCGGGCATTTTTTGGAAAATTCTTTTTCCGTTTCTTCTTTCTACTACATGGATTGTATCATGAACTTTTAGGACGTCTATGTATGACATTTATTATTCTTATTCCTTAATTTTTGCCTTAAGTGGCTTTTATTATCACGATTACTTTAACGTAGTAATCAACGTTAGCATTATTTATAAGCATAAATCACAAAAAGTATTCCAGCTCCTATTAAAAAAGCAACAACTATAGCAGTAATTATATCTGTTGTTAATAGGAATGAAGCCATAGCTATACAACATCCACCTAAAGCCGAGTACATATTTTCCTTTTTCATTTTGATTCCTTAATTTTTGCCTTAAGTGGCTTTTATTATCACGATTACTTTAACGTAGTAATCAACGTTAGCATTATTTATAGTAATGAATCATGAAAAGTATTCCTGACATTATTAAGGCGGCAGAAATACCAGCAATAATTATATTTGATGTCAATAAGCCGACTCCTACACCAATACAACATCCACCCAGAACCGGGTAGTATATTTTTATTTTCATCTTTATATTTTACCTTTTTATTATTTTTGTTAAAATATTAGCAAATATAAGGCCGCTCCTACAATAAATCCTACTATATATCAAAATTAGTATCGATGCGGCCGGTTGTTTTCTCATCTTTACATTCTACCTGCTGCATGAAGAACAACTTCAACGTCGCTCATCTCTTGTTGCGCGTTTTTGATTGCATTATCCATCTTATCTTTGTAAGCAAGTTTAATCGCTTTATTGATTACAGTAGATTTAACGTCAAGCTCCTTAGCAAGATTTTCAACAGTATCTTTCAAGCCTTCTTTTAGTGTGTCGATTTCTTCCAACACTACTTCGCCGGCATCTACTACTCTTTTGATTTCTGCTGTTTCGTCTGGGGTTAAACTGTCAAGTGACATTCTTTTTCTTCCTTTTATTATCGTTGTGTTAGTAATATACAGTATTATCGGTTAACAGTCAAATAAAAAATCACCCATACCACTGTTTTAATGCTTTAACAACAATATCTCTTCTTGATTTTTTGTCAAATAGCATTTTTATAGCTCCAGGATAACCGTCACCATCCATGCGGGTCCAAGCTCCATGCTCAGGAGGTATTATTTTATTTAGATGATAAAATCTAGTCCAATCCATATTACGCACAACTAGCGCATATTTGCCATCGTCAGTAGTATAAACTCTTCTTGTACGACTTTCAAAGCAACGGCGAAGTTCCCAATCGGCTGCTTTATCATCTGTTCCTGTTGCTTCCCATTGATATCCCGGTTTTCCGTCTTTTTCCCATACATACCAAATTTCTTTGTTCTTACTATCAAGTTTTCCTTCAAACAAAAATAGTTTTCTAAACTCAGAAAGATTATTGATACTTTTTTCCCATCCTGTTGACATGGAAATACCTTTGACATCTTGCCAAAAAGAACCTGGTCTATAATTTTTGGAGTTCTTTAAACACCAATCATGTATTTCTTCCGATGGTTCTTCTTGATTATATAAATGAACCATCCACCACTGGCATCCTGTTATATCTATAATAGGATAACAATGGATATTTTTATGTTCTGTATCAAAATTTTCAGAAACGTATTGCGCCATTTCTAATGAACGGAAATAATAGTTTATAGAAGGATGTGGAGCGACATCTGATGACTCTTTCTTAGCCCAATACCACAGATGTGTGTTTGGAGGTAGCCCTTCCATTTTAGGAAAGACTATTTCGTCTTTTTCTATTTTCTTTTTTGCCATCTTTTGAACTCTTTTTTAAACTTATTAGTGTCTTCCTTGTTGGCGAAATAAACACGTTGTATCTTATGTCCGTCAGAATACTGATCAAAAATATCCTTGCGAACTAGATACTCGCTCTGAATATGTTCGCTACACCAGTCTTCAAAATCACTATTAACAACAGTGATTTCCGTATCTACAAAATCGTGATACATTTAAACTCTTCCTTAAATCGTTCATATATTTCTTTATCTAAAAATCCAAAACTTAACTCATAGGTAAAACCATCTGAATCGTCTTTCGGATTATCGACCGATACTTTAAATTTAAATGGTTTCGGTTGATTGCTAATCCATGTATAAAATGGCGTTTGTAGATCAGAAAAGCACGATGTGGGCTTTCCTAACTCTTCAAATCGCTCTCTGGTCATACTTACAAGATAAGTTACCATATATCTTGAATATTTGCTAACAGATGTAATCATATCTTTCCTCCACCATCAATACTTCTGAAACGTTTAAATTCAGGAAAACGCAATGAATAATGATCTCCATCTTCTGGTTTAGTCATTGCTCCATATTCAATCTCAACAATTTCACCTATTAGCTTCTTTCTTCCCTTATAATAAGTTTCTAGCATCATTAATGCCAATAACTTTCACGCCTTTTTCGACAGCTTTCTTTAACTTAGCCGTACTAGCATTTGGATCTTTCGCTATAAGAATTGTCATTTTTGATTTACTATTTCCAACCTCAGCGCCTGCTGTTTCTAGATCTGCTTGTAGTGCGGCGTCTCGAATTCCAGTAAAAACAACATATTCTCCAACTAACTTACCAGTTGTTACCTTGACTTCTGGCACATCATCTAAAGTATAATGTCCGCCAATAGCCTGAAGAAATGCTGTATATTCTTTTTCGCTATTCTTGATTTTCTTTGCTGTATTGGCTTCAACGCCCTCTACAGCAACAAGTTCAGCAATAGTAAGTCCAAGAATTTTTCCATGGGTATCAAATACCTTTTTAAGTGTTCTTTTGCCAACGCCTCGCCCAAATGCGGGATGGGAGCCAGCCAACTGCCACGGTCTCACATTGGTTAATTTTTTCTTAAGACTTTCCATGCCTTTACGACCATTAGCATCACCCACGATCGATTGAATTTTTTTAATATCAGCTATAATAATGCTTTCTGGAGTAATTAATCCAGCAGCAAATAATTTTTCTAAACCACGGCTACTAATAAACTCAATTGTCATAGAATCAAAAAACTGTTTTAGTCGACGTAGTTTGACGCTATCATTACTATCAATATCATCAAGAATAAAATCTACACGCTCACCACTAGCATTTGGCGATGACCAGCTATAAGGTCCAACTATTGTAGCGTCCGGAGTAGATGCGTTCGCAGCCGGAGATACTACACCTTTAATAAACGGAATAACATCACCGCTACGAGTAATAGAGATTTCTGCACCTGGACCAATCTTATTCTTTGTGATGAACTTGGCATTAAATCCAGTAGCAAAAGTTATTGTGACTCCAACTAAATCAACTGGCTCGATTTCAACGCGCGGTTTAAGATAACCATCTTTACTCACATTCCAATGAACTGCAACTACCCTTGAAACTGCAACATTATCAACCTGTCCAACTTTGAATTTCTTTGACGAAGCTGGGTTAAGAGAACTTGATTTTTTTAACCCAGCCATTTTCTTAGCAATCGTAGCGTCATTCACGTCAAGAACAATGCCATCTAAAGCAAAAGGACTAGCAGAATGACGAGTAACTAGATATCGTTCTAATATTTCATCAGATAACTCAGAACCTTTAAAGAGTTTATATCCAGCTATAGTAAATCCGTTTTGTTCTAAAACTTTATATTGCTGATCTTTGTTTAGATTTGAATTTCTAATACCATACGCAACAACATCGACGTTTTGATAAAAAAGATCTGCGGATACTTTCTTATTCATTTGTCCAGCAACGAAGTTACGTGGATTTTTATAAAGTCTTCCAGTTTGTTTTTCTAAATCAGCCTGAATTTTATTAAACACACCATCACGCATGATTACTTCAGCAACAACAAATCTAGCATTTTTAACACCAGTAAGAGGAACACTTTTCATTTTTTTAACTTGGCGGGTAACATCTTGCCCTTCTATTCCGTTACCACGACTAAATGCAATTTGTAAGTTTCCGGCATTATTATAAACTAATAAGATAGAATTACCATCCAACTTATCGGCAGCAACAATATCAGTATTGCCGAGATTTTCATTTCGAATCCATTTTACAGTATCGCCCTCTTGAACTTGATCAAGTGATCCCATAGTTATAGGCAACTTAACTTTATCTCCTCGTGACGCACTACCAATACCCAAGAAAAATGGATTATCTGGATCCAACGATCTTAACTTAGATTCTAACGCATCATAATCAGCATCACTCATAATAGTGCTACCAGTATTATAGTACGCTTCAGAGGCATTAGTTAATTTCTTTACAAGTCTATGTATTATTTGTTCATCATTCTCTTTGAGAAATTCTGATGCTTTCATGATATAATCCTTTCAAACAGTATTTATTTTAAGCCAAGCTATTGTTCGCTTACATTCATAAGGAGCGTTAACATCTTTTACCATAATACCTTCATATCCGGCCGCCACTGTTTCTTCGTAAAACTCCTTCATTCTATCACGACCTTCTTCGGTATCAAGATCTACAATCAGTTTGGGGATTACATAGATGCGCCCGCCTGAGATTTGTTGAAGATCGGCAGCAAGCTCAACAAGACCATCGTGACGATCCATCTGGGTCATTGGACAGATGCCTGCTTCGAAGTCTGCTAAAGGCAAAATATCAAACAAAGCAAGATGGGCGTCAGACGTGTCTACCTTCCTTTTTCGATTTGCTTGTGTCATAAGTGACTGGAAGTTATCACTAACAACCTCACCATCAAGAACAATACTGACCGGAATGCGTTGCACTAATTTTTCAAGATCGGCGATAATCAAATCAAAGTTAGTATTTTCCTTGCCATTACGGGAAAACAAACGTGCTGTTCCAAGATCTTTATCAAGAACCGCGGTTAAACGCATACCATCGAGTTTTGGATCGATGGCTTTTTTGCCTACCATTTTACCAGTATGTTTTTTAGAATCTTGTGCCAACTGTACTTTCCACACAGGAACAAGATACTCGAGAGCATCTCCGCCAAGCTCTTTTAACACTTTGTTAACAAGTGTGTCGCTTGTTCCACAACGCATGTCTTTCATTATGATGGGACGATAAAAATGATTCCATTCGTTGATACATGCTTCCATAGCAGCATCGTTAATAGCATTGCGCGCAGCATCGCCAGTTAACTGTCGAGTTTCGAGTTTGTGGGTTAACTGTTCAAATTCACCCCAATTAAAAGTGCTAGATGGTTCGTTAAGTTCCGTCTCATCAAAAAATTCTACAGAGAGTCCAGAAACTTTTTTAACACCAAAGACACGTCGCTTATCATAAGCAAGCTGAAATCCCTTAAAAAAGTCTTTACAGCCATCAACAGCCGCTTCGCGGATGATGGCTTTCTTTTCGTTGATGCTGGGTGTATCAGCAAGACGCATAAC